GAACCCAGTTGACGGTAGCTACACCACAGGTACTGGTATTGCAACAGTTGATGCCGAGCAACTTGGCGAATCTGGCGGAACCGATTTTGGTGAAATGGCATTCAGCATCGAAAAGACAACTGTTACTGCTAAGACACGCGCTCTTAAAGCAGAATACACAGTTGAACTGGCACAGGATCTTAAGGCTATTCACGGTCTTGATGCTGAATCAGAACTTTCGAACATTCTTTCACAAGAAATTCTGAACGAAATCAACCGCGAAGTTATCCGCACAATCTACAAGGTCGCTAAGACAGGTGCTGCTTCAACTGCAACAGCTGGTACTTTCGATCTTGACGTTGACTCGAATGGTCGTTGGAGCGTTGAGCGTTTCAAGGGTCTTCTGTTCAACATGGAACGTGACGCTAACGTAATCGCACAAGATACCCGTCGTGGTAAAGGTAACTTCATCATCTGTTCGTCAGATGTTGCGGCTGCTCTATCTATGGCTGGTGTTCTTGACACCGGTCTCGCTCTAAAGGGTCCAGGTTCACTTGAGTCGGACGACACAGGTAACACCTTTGTTGGTACAATCAGTGGTAAGAAGGTTTATATCGATCCTTACTCAGCTAACACAGGCGCTGCTAGCCAGTTCTACGTTGTTGGTTATAAGGGCGCTACAGCATATGATGCTGGTCTCTTCTATTGCCCATACGTTCCACTACAAATGGTTCGTGCTATCGATCCTAACAGCTTCCAACCAAAGATTGGTTTCAAGACACGTTATGGCATGATCGCTAACCCATTCGTAACACAGTCGAACGGCACAACTGACGGTGATACATTCACTGCCAACCGTAACCAATACTATCGTCGCGTTAAGGTTACGAACCTTATGTAATCGATACCTTCCCATTAGAGGAAGGGTTGCAAAAAACTGGGGGGAGCAGAAATGCTCTCCCCTTTTTCGTTATAAATAATAGACGGAGAAAGATATGTCAAGGCGAATTTTAGATACACCGGATACTTTAAATTATCTGAGGCCAAATGGTTTTCAGTTTAATATTGATACGCTTCCTAATGTATCGTTCTTTTGTCAGTCGGCAAACATACCTGCGTTGTCAATCGGTAACGCATATATTGCTAACCCATTGGTAGACTTCACTGTTCCTGGTACCAATCTTACGTATGATGAATTGACCATAAAGTTTATCGTTCAAGAAAACTTCCAAAACTATATTGAGTTACACGATTGGCTAATTGGTCTAGGCTTTCCGGAAGAGCGTAACCAGTATAAAGAATTCAAACAAGCCAGAGGCGGAACCGAAAAAGGCTTTAGTAGCTCTGGTGATTATTCTGATGGAACATTAGTTGTTCTAGATTCCGATCTAAATAAAGCGATGGAAATTAAATTCATTGATTGTTATCCAACAACTTTGCAAGGACTGGAATTTGATATCAGTGATGGTAATGTCCAGTATCTTACAGCACAAGTCACTTTTAAATATACGATGTATAAGTTTATTCAATAACTATTGAGGTTATATTATGAAATTATCAGAAGTCCAAGAAATGTGGACAAGCGATTCTAAAATAGATGAGTTAAATCTAGGCAGAGAATCTACTAAAACACCAGAATTACATGCAAAGTATTTGAATATTCTTTCAAATACTAAACTGCAACTGCGAAAAGCAGAAGCAGATTACTATCGTTTGCGCCGCGATAAAGCAAAATACTTTCGAGGTGAAATGACCCTAGATGAACTACAAGATAAGGGCTGGAACCAGTATCAAGGCCTAAAGCCATTGAAGCATGATATGGAAGACCGCATCAACTGTGATGAAGATATCATTCGAGCTATGGACAAAGTAGAATATGTTAAAGCCTTACTCTACCAATTAGAGCAAATTATACGCTCACTAAATAGTAGAACATGGGATATTAAGAATGCCATTGAGTGGACTAAATTTACAAACGGATTGATGTGAGTGATCTAAAAGTTTCCAAGAAAAATGAGGTGCATCTGAAGGTCGATTGTGACCCAGGTATTGCACAAGAAATAAATGATTACTTCACTTTTGAAGTCCCGGGCGCACGTTTCATGCCAACGTATCGTGCTAAACTATGGGACGGTAAAGCCAGACTGTTCAATATATGGACAAAAGAACTATACGTTGGTCTTCTACCTTATCTCAGAGAGTTTGCCGAGCGACTTGACTACACCGTAGACGTTGACATGGAACGCATTGGTGATCCAGTTACTATGAAAGATGTGCAGAAGTTTGCGGAATCTTTGAACTTACATAGCCAAGATAAGCCAATTGAGACAAGAGACTACCAGTTAGAAGCGGTTAAATATGCTATTCGTATCGGTCGCACACTGCTACTATCACCTACCGCATCGGGTAAGTCGCTCATCATCTATCTGTTAATGCGTTATCATCAACAGTTTGGTCGTAAGCAGTTGATTATTGTTCCTACCACTTCGCTCGTAGAACAGATGTATAAAGATTTTCAAGACTATGCATCACACACCGAGTGGTACGTATCTCAGAACTGCGCCAAGATTTACGCTGGCCATGAAAAGTCAAACGAAGCATCGATTGTAATTTCCACATGGCAGTCCATCTACAAACTACCGAAGAAATTTTTTGCCGAGTTTGATGTTATCTACGGAGACGAAGCACACTTATTCAAAGCAAAGTCGCTGACATCCATCTTTGACAAATGCACTGAAACGAAGTATCGCATCGGTACCACCGGAACATTAGATGGAATGAAGACCCATAAACTTATTCTTGAGGGTCTGTTCGGTAAGGTAAAGAAAGTTATCTCTACTAAAGAACTGATGGACCAAGGCTCAGTTGCTGATCTTGACATTCATTGTATTCTACTGGACTATACGGACGAAGAAAAGAAGGTACTGAAGACCTACACATATCAAGAAGAGATGGACTGGTTGGTCACACACCCCAAACGCAACAACGTTATTAAGAACCTTGCTACAACTCAAAAAGGTAATACACTTGTTCTATTTCAGTTTATTGAAAAGCACGGCCAAGTTTTGTATGATTTAATTAATAATAAGGTCGGAGATACTCGCCAAGTTTTCTTTGTCCATGGTGGTACAGACACACAACAGCGAGAAGCGATTAGAGATATTACTGAAAAAGAAAAAGACGCCATCATTATAGCGTCCTACGGCACGTTTTCAACGGGTATAAATATAAGAAATCTGCACAACGTTATCTTTGCATCACCTTCCAAATCGCGCATTAGAAATCTACAGTCAATCGGTAGAGGACTTAGAAAAGGTACCGACAAAACAATGTGCAGGCTATTTGATATCGGTGATGACCTAACATGGAAGAGCCGAAAGAACTATACTCTTTCCCATATGGTGGAAAGAATTAAGATATATAATGAAGAAGGTTTCAACTATAAACTAGTGAGAATACAGCTATGAGCGAAGTCACTGTTCTGAGGTTAAAAAATGGCGAAACACTAATAGCAAGTGTTCGCCTAGCAGACCCTAATAATTATTGGTTAGACGATCCTATTGCCGTCATTGCGGTCCAAGTCAACCGCGACGGTGTAAACGGAGAAACTTTTCTCTTGAAACCATGGATTGGAATTTCGCCGGATAAAAGTTTTCTTTTAAGTGCCAAAGAGATACTTACCTCTTGCTCTTTAAAAGAAAATCTGCTACAACAGTATCTCTCTTACACGGGCAATTACCCCGAACCGATAGAAGACATTGAAGAGTTAAACGAGATAGAAATTCTTCAATCAAGAATACTAAGAAGTAAAAGATTACTTAATTGATTCATTTTTGAAGAGCTACACTCTTCTTATACCACAAGAATCACTAGTTGTAAATACTTTTTTTAATAAAAATGTTGCCATATACAAAAAAATGTAGTATAACAGATTATATCATGATGGAGGTCCTAATGGCCAAGAATAAAAAAAATAATGTTCACTACGTAGATAACGCCTTGTTTCTAGAAAAAATTACAGAGTATAGAGAAAAGGTTTTGGCTGCTAAAGCTGAACCAGACTATGATAGTAGTAAGAAGCCTCGTGTGCCCAATTATCTGGGTGAATGCTTCCTTAAGATTGCCAATCACTTGGCATATAAAAGCAATTTTATTAACTACACATATCGGGATGAGATGATATCAGATGGAATTGAAAATTGCATTACTTACATCGATAACTTCGATCCTGCTAAGTCTAAGAACCCCTTTGCATACTTCACACAGATTACGTATTATGCCTTCTTACGCCGTATTGCGAAAGAGAAGAAGCAACAGTCTGCAAAGTACCGATACATTCGTAATCTAGATGTCCATGATTTGATTACACAAGACCACGACGGCGGTGATTATGGAAATGAGTTCATTGACTATCTTAAAAAGACGATTGACCTGGTAGAAGACTATGATAAGCCAGCAGAGGTCAGTAATATTCCTAAGCGCCGACCAAAATATCTGGATAAACAAAAAACTATTGACTCGGGACTAGATTTAGAGTAATATGAGAACATCACTCTAATTGAAAGGTACATTTATGATTGATTTTCCAAAAACTAATACTGCTGTTAAGTTTGTTTCTGATAACTGGTTCTCCCTGTTGATGTTGGGCGTTGTTTCTACCGCTGTGATTTCAGTTGTTAATAGCGTTGCTGGCCATCGCGAAGAAGTTCAGGGTATTTCGGTTCAGAATGCCGGGTGCATCTACCTTGAATCGTCTAAACTCGGCGAGGGTCAGCACTACATGATTTGTGATGGTCAAATTACATTGATTCGCCTTCAAGAAGGCGAAGAGCTTGATGCGGAACAGGCGCTAGAGAAAGCTATTCCCGTCGCAACTGATACTACAAAGTAAGGTAAAACATGACTAAGGAACTAATTGTTCCTGCAATCGTCCAACAGATGGTCGATACTATGCAGGACAAGGCAACGCCTTCTAATATCAGACATAACTACATGGTGACGGTAGAAAATATTCGTAACTATTGTGATAACGCCTTATCACAATATGCAAAAGAGAAGCGTAAATGAAAGTAACTGATCTTAATACCGTTCATGTAATGATTGACTTGGAAACTCTTTCGACAAGAGCCAACGCGACCATTCTTTCTATTGGTGCTACCAAGTTCACTCTTGGTGAAGGTATTATCGATAAGTTCTACTGTAACATCGATGCCAAATCTTGTAAGACCGCAGGGCTTCACGTTGACAAGTCTACTATTGATTGGTGGATGCAGCAAAGTGCCGCAGCAAGAGATGCTCTTCTTGTCGACCAACTACAACTCGTGGACGCACTACTAAGTTTCACTGACTGGATTGGTAGAGACAAGGTAATGCCATGGGGTAACGGTGCTTCGTTTGATATCTCCATTCTGGAGTCTGCATATGCGGCAGTCAGTCTGCCTTATCCTTGGCGCTATAGCAACATCATGTGCTATCGCACCGTGATGAATCTTATGGGCCTTAGCAATGCTAAGATTCGTGCAGCCGAAAATGACACGCATCACCATGCACTTGATGATGCAATCAGCCAGACTAATACTTTACTTGGAATTCTAAAGTCATGAAAATTGGTGAGTTATTTGATGAATAGACTAAACTTTCTGCCCAATCCGATTACCAGTAGTGGTTCGTTTGCAGGAATTGATATTGCAGAGTATTATAAAAGTAATTTAGAAAAAATGCCTGCTGATTGGCACTATCGTACCAAAGAAATTTACTATAAAACGAACAAACTAAATTATAGAACAGATGAATTTAGAAATATTTCTTGGGAAGATTCTGTTGTTGTTTTTGGATGCTCGAATGCATTCGGAGTCGGACTGGCAGAAGATGAAACAATAACCCACCAACTTTCATTGCTACTTGGTTGCCCAGTTATCAATATGGGAGCAGGTGGAACTTCAATGATGTTTTCATTATACAATCAACTTGTGTTGCATAACATAAAACAACCTAAAGCAATTGTTAATATGTGGACGGGAATGGAACGATTGACCATTTTTAATAAGGAGTCAGTGGTAAACGTAAATGCACATTCGCAGAGTAATTTTAGTAAAGAATTGTTCAAACTTTGGAACTTTTATCCAACACATTCACTTTCGTTTTCGTTGATGTTGCAACAAATGTCTGTTGCTTTATGGAAAGATATTCCGCATGTAGAGGTTACCTTTTTTGAATCTACTGCAAATGATTTGAATTGTAAGTTTTTGAGTTGGGATGATAAAGCTAGAGATCTGATGCATCCTGGACCAGTAACAACTTTGAATGCCGCTAAATCAATTGCTAAAAGATTATGAATAATGTAGCAAGGAAATACTAACCATGGTTGAATATATAAGATATCTCAATATTCCATCAGTGCCTAATAACCTGATACTAGATTCGATAGAAGAAATTGAGGCATTGGAATCAGTCTGGCCTCAGAATTATGAGCACCCAGAGCGGTTCTTGCTTAAAAAGAATGCAAATAAAGATCTCGAAGAATTTCTTAGACCTTACTTCGACTTTGATATTACTACGAAGGTTTATTACCAGATAATTAGGTCAAGAAGTCCCAAGCATATAGACTTTAACCGAACTAGTTGTTATAATTATATTATCAATACGGGTGGAGAAAAGGTATCTACTAGTTGGTTTAATCTAACAAATAGTAAATTGCTTGAGCACAAAGAAATCATTCCTGATCGAGTGTGGCATAAAATACAAGTAGATGTACCTCATGTAGTGCAGGGAATAATACAAGATCGATTTGCATTAACTGTATTCGAATGGGATCCTGGAAAAACTCCTGCTGATATTCTGAGTTGGCACGAACAAGGATATTCAGCAGAAGAAATATCGAGAAAATTAATTAG